GACTGCTCGGCTTGGCCGAGAGTTAGCCGTCTGGATAATCTCTGATCGAGCGAATTCCGCCAGCGCTCCCGACTGGCGTTTCGCTTCATCTTTTGCTTCATCCGTCATACCTTTTAGCGCCTTGAATACTTGGCGTAATTGGGCTTGATCTAGTGCTACTGGATCACTTGCCACGATTACGCTCCTCTAATATTTCAATAGCGGTCAAGATATCCTCACCTGTTCGCCAATGATCCATAGGGATCTGAGTAGCGATTGCCAGTTCTATTAAGAGTCGGCTTACGCTTCCCCTTGGATGACTTTTGGGTTTTCGTCACCGACTTCAACGTCTGCGATCGATTCCATCCATACATCCAACGGCTTAGTAGGCTTGCCCCCGGCATCTCTTTTCATAGCGCTATGGGCTACGAATAAGATGTCCCACATTCCGCCGAACTGAGAAATAACCTTTTTTGTGGTTAGTTCCCATTTAGCGTAATCTGGCGGGCGAACTTGGTAGATAGTTTCTGTTCCGTCTATATATTTAATTGTTATGTTCTGTTGCATTTTTTGCTCCCGATCTGTTGATTAACTGAATGTTTCTACGACTGCGCCCTTTGATACTTTGAAAGTAAAGTCTACTGTCTGAGCATCTGTTCCTGCACCGCCAGCGGTTGGGAATTCTGGCATGATTGGGAATACGAACTGAGCGCCCGTAGCCGCTGTAAGTGTAACGCTAATGTCCGTGTCTGGAGCGGTTTCAGCCGCTGTCCAAAGAGCCTCACATACTGAGTTAGCCTTGCCCCAGTCTGCGAGCATAGATAGCGCGAAAGTACCTTCGATGTTTGTGGTCTTGTAAGCCTCGCCGTCGAGTGTCTGATATGTCTCGCGAACGTTGGTCTTTGTGAGTACTGCGCTTGTTGCTTGTGCTTCGATATCTGTTCCACCTGTGAAAGATAGAGAAATATCGCGACCTGTGATTACTGTGGTTGCCATTATTTATCCTTTATGTTGTTTGTGTGTAGTAGGTAGAAACTCTGATATCTGCGACCAAGCAATTAGAAGGCCCGACTTGAGTTACCGTAGGTTTTTCAACCGCCCCGATTGTGTACCCGACTGGGATTACTTTCAGAACGCTCATTACTAGTTGCTCGAGATTGTCGAGCGATGCTGGGTTGGAGTTATAAGCAACGGCAACCGAGATCACGAGATTAATTTTTGTGTGGAGTGTGCTCTTATTGATTGTTTCTAATTCTAGATAAGGTGAATCTGGCACGGTAACTACGAAAGGAACCATAGGAGCCTCTGGGACGTAGGCGTACACATTACCGGCAACGTTAGCGAAGGCCGTCGCTAGAGGCTGGCGTACTGTGTCAAGAATGGTCGATGCTGGCATTATTGCACCATAGAATCGGTGTCAATAAACGGCCCTAGGAGCCCTGACACTCTATTGAAAAGACTGCGGCCTAAACGATATGGGCTAACTTGAGTGAAGTCGATTCCCTCAATCTGACCGCCGGGGGCGATGCGAGATTGGAATACTTCTACCGATACGGCTAGAACTGCTGACTCTACCGCCGGTACTCCGACGTATGTAGAGGCTCCTGAAAGTGTTGCAAGTCCTGAAGGGATAACTCGTCGCTCTGTAATATCTGCATTTGTAATCGCTACCGTAAAGAATCCATTAAATTCTCTGTAAACGCCATCGACAAATATACGAGCATTAGAATTAACGATAAATGTATCTACGTCGTAATTGCTAGATTCTAGAATAGTAAATGTGCCGTTAAATGGGGAGCCGCATCCTGTGATTACTACGCTCTGACCCTCTGAGAAATTATTGTCGCCTAAGACTTGATAGGTGGCGATATTGTCCTCAAGTTCTACTGCCTGAATTGGCGATGCGTACTTGACGAGCATAGGCAAGATTACGGACTCAGCCGTATCTATTACATCTGTTAAATATGCGTCGTTATAAAGGGATGTAGAAACGCCAAGGATTGACCTTAGTTCTGCTACGGTGACAATCGTTGCCATCTCTACATCCTCTCTAGTAAACGACTGGGGGAGCGATCGGGAGCAACCGCCCCCCCATGATTAGTTTTGGTTATGCAACCTTGTATAGGTATGCGCCAGCGCCTAGTTTTGTCGCGATTGCGCCATAACCGTAGTATCCGACCTCTACCTGACCTGTTGAGATAAGGTTTGTCTGCAGTGATAGGCGTGGTGACTCGTACCATGTGTAAGCATCTGGATTGACAATGATTAATGTGTCATCGCCAAGTCCTGAACCTGCGTTAAGTGCAGTTGATACGCGGAGGTTAAGTCCGAGAAGGTTTCCACGAATTGCTGTTGCGGTAAGTGTTCCGCCTGCATTCTGAGGGTTGATTGTCTGTTGGAAAATTGGGCGATTAGAAGAATCGACCAAGCCCATTAGAGCGCCCCATTGTTCTGGAGATACGACGATGTTCTGTGCGAATCCGAGTGTGCCCTTGTAGATTGACACGGCTGCATCTGATACGAAATCAGATACTAGAGCGCCTGTTGTAAGTGCTGCACGATTTCCGCCGTCTGTTCCGCCAGCGATTAGTGCGGTACCGACTGCTACATCTGTAGCCTTTGCGTATGCGAACTCCATTTGACGTACGAGTTCTGCAAAGAATGCAGGAGATGAACGATCCAACAACTCAAGGCTGAAGGTTTGACGTCCAATAAACTTTTTTACTGAAACTGATACGAAGGCTGAGTTCATGTCTGTTTCTGATGGTGCGCCGCCTTCAGATGCAACTGCAACTGTTGGAGCGACTGTAATTTTTGGAATCTCAAAAGTCATACCAGCATCTGGTAGTGCTCCGCGTGAGATTGAGTCAATGATTGGACGATCTGCATTTGAGATGCCGTTAATGACCTCAGTTAATTGACGTGTTGGTACGAGTCCGGCGTTATCTGTTGTATCTGCTGCTGCTGCAACGTACATACGAGATTCTTCTGAACCTAACTTAGCGCGTACTGAGTGCTCGAGATAAGAAGCCTTATCAACGATAGGGTTACGAACTGTTGTCGAAATATAAGGTGCTGTTGCAGCCTTAACTTCGACTCTTGCAGCCTCTACCGTTTCTGCGGCAGATGCGACTTCTGGAACGGTAGTGTCTGACACTTGTTCTCCTTCTGTGGTTGATGGTATTTCTTCCTGAGTTGGCTCAGAAACTTCATTGTCTACGGCCGCTACTTTTGCGACCTCAGCGCCGGGGATTGCGCCATCTGTGACGAGGCTAACCTCGATTAAGTTACTTGCGCTAATTGCCATAACGCCGTCTTTGTTATTCCACTCTTCGACATCGACCCCAACGCTGAAATCAGAACGAAGTCCTGTTGCAGCCTCTTCGAGGGCGTCATTACCGGCGGTGGTCTTAGCGATCTTAAATTCTGCGATGATGCCTTGGTCGTCCTGTTCAAAACTGACAAGTTTTCCGAGCGGTCTTGTAACGTCATGCTGAAGAACTAGTTTTGTGTTCTTAGACATCTTGATCGAGTCCTTCTCGAACATCGTGCGACCGGCTGAGGTATTACCTTCAGCGTTCCACGACACAATACGCCCAGCGATAATGCGTGACTCTGCATCCGCTGCCGTGATTGCTACTGGCATAGTTATCTTCATGAATCGTCCCTCTCGTTATGAATTAAATCTTCTTCTTCTTGAATCTGCTCGACACTCATAGCGCCAATGCGATTAAGAATCTCGTATACCTGAGCGCGTTGGAGCGCATCTGTACGAAGGAACTCGTCTAGCGAGAAACGGATTGTCGAGGTTGAAGATACGAAATCTGGCATAGAGAGCCTCTGCTCAATCGCTGTAAGAATTGGTTTCATTGAAAAATCGATAAGCGAACGACGCTCCGATACTGCGTTGGAGTAGGTCATGCTCGTCATTTCAGCGCTAACGAAGTACGCGGGAAGGTTGCAAGCGCGAGCCAATTCCAGAGCAACATACTGGCGAGCCTCATTGAGTTGGAGTTTTGCTGGATCGATGCCCAACGCTTGCAATTCTACATCGGCATTAAGAAACGCCGTAGACTTGGTGAGTCGAGCGTTACGCCATGATTCTAGAAGTTTAGATATACGTTCTGCCGGTAGATTCGTTCCATTAGACTTAAGAACTTGTAAAGGTACTGGCTCTTTAGCGAAAGTTTCTGCCGCTTGCTCTAATGCATGAGCCGCACGAATTGTACGACCTGCGCGATTAAGTAGTCCTTCATCCATTCCGTAGAATACGACTAGTGAGCCTACGCCTTGATTGGGAACGACTGAGCCATCGACTTGGTAGCCGACAATCTCTGTCTGAAGATGATTAAGTTTAGGAGTTACGCGATCAGGTGCTACGCGAGTCCATGAACGAACGCGACCCGTATCGCCATACTGCTCGAGGACTTGGCCATAACCAATTCCGTGGAAAAGGAGGTCTTCCGCAAGCCAAGCGTAAATGGCAGAGCCGGGTACGCGTGGGTCTGGCTGATTGATTACGGCTGGGGTTGGTTGATGTCCGCCGTTAAGTTTTGAATATTGCTCTAAAGGTAATCCTGCGAGAGTAGTGCAGATAATATTACGAGCACGGGCGATTGTTGGAACTGCCATCGCTTGCTGGCGAGATGCTACCGATTGAGTAAATACAAAAGGGTTAAATGAGCCTGTGTTATTAAATGGCGCTGGAGTAGAAGCCGCATCTACGGTAATTTCTACCGCTGGCTTTGATGTGAAGATGTCCCGAATTCCCATTGGACATATTATACGCTATTGTCTGGACATTATCCTATTTGAATGTCTACTTCTGATTCTCCGCGTGTTGCAAAGTGAGTAACCATTGCAGCCGCTACTGCTCCGCACACAATCCCAGAAGCCTTACGACCCATGACCCATCCACCATCTCCGCGAGTAAGTTTTACCGCGCTTAAGACTTGTTTACTGAGTTCTTCTTGATCTGAGTGTTGAAGACGCATTGATGTCACGGCTGAGACGAACTCATCGCATGATTGCTGATATTCCTGACCGCCAATTTCATACATAGGAATTCCAGCAGGCTGGAGTCTCGCAGCAACTGCGCTAGCCGTATTCTTGCTATAGGCAACCTGATTAACTGGGAACTTACGCACCCAGAACGCAATATCGTTGGCCATTT